TAGGGAATGCCCAATACGTAGTTTTATTTGCGGATTCGCCGCAAATTCCCCCTTGGATAATTAAATTCCCAAACAGCTTACCAAGGCAGATATACCAAGCATTTACATTACTGAAATCATATCTAACTCCCACACTCTGTAATGTTTCATCTCCCAATGCTTTTACTACATCGGTTGCGTTTTTTATATTCAGTCCGCTCAAAAGGGTTTTCACCAGTTGTAAAGTAGGTGCTTTTGCCAATGAATCATTATTATCCTCGCTAGTAATCATGCTATTTATTTGTTGAATAATAGCATTAAACCGATCGTCATGTGCATGTTCATCTGAATTATGTGCCTCCAGATCATGCACAGAGGCTACCCCATTATCGGAAACGATTGCTTGCACCTTTTCCGCATTGCCAACCACAGTAGTAATCGTAAATGTGTAGCTATCCATTGGCGTATTCTTATCCGGGATGTAGTCAACGTAGTTGCCCCCATTTGTGTAGGAGAAAAGCACTTCTTGTCCATTCTCGCCAACTTTGGCCATGAGACCGATTTCTCGTGCATAAAAACCGGCTTCAAGGTTTTTATTCGAGAGTAGCCCCTGTACCATGAATTGTCCATCGCCTGTCTTAACGCTTTTAGTAATCGCTAATTCCAACCGCTTATCAGTCAACGCCGTAGCGCGTGGAATTGATGCGGGATTGTCACCTGCACCGATAACGATTTTTGTAAAAATCAAAGCCTGCTTACTCGCATTAGCTTCCGCAATAGTATTTGTCCCCGCCATTGTAGTAATGACGGCAGGATATTTCGCCATGTATACCTCCTATATATGAATAAATTGGTGAACGGTAACAATACCGCCGATATAGATTTGTTGCGTTTGTGGGCCTGTCGCAATTTTCAAGCTAGGTTCAGCTACGACACTGCCTGCAGCTGTTGCAATACCTCCAACATACACACCGCCTGAATTAATAGCGTGC